TGAGGATGTTGCTGCCGACCCAAGAACTGCGAAGTGACGAGCTAATCCACTGAAGCTAGCCGCACCAGATCCTGTGATAGCGAATGTCAGATCAGTAAGGGCATAGAACTCCCCTACACTGCTCCCTGCAGAATTTATTGCAGCTTGGATCACAGCACTACCTGCAAAAACCCCAGTAGCACTGGCAGTCATTATGAACGGACTTCTAGGCTCGAAAGACCCTGTGAACGCAGTTGTAGCCGCTGAGTCAGATGACATCACCCCAGGAACAGTGGCCAGCCCACTAAACGAATTAGCCGCTACTCCATTACTCTCAAGTACCGCCTCTGAACTGGCCTGCCCAACGAATGCATTGTTTGATACACCAGAAGCCGCTAACTCTGAGGAAGCTGTTGAGCTACCTTGAAAATCTGTTGCAGCTATTCCCTGTACTGCAAACTCAGACGCTCCAACGAAGGATGCTGTTGAAGTGCCTTGGACTGTAAAGTTACTTACATTAGAAGACTTATTGCCAAGGAATAGCTTGTACTGAGCCATGTTACGCTGTAGTTACAATATTCAGAACATAATCAGCCCACTCTTTATCAGTCGTCTGATCGATAGCCACAACAGTTACATTGTCTGCATTCATCTCAGTAGCTGATAAGGCGATCTTAACCATTACCGAAGACGCTGGTTCTACAACAGGCAGTGTTGTAAGGTTAGCCAAAGCACCTCCGTCCTTGGAGACCTTGAAATCTCCCGATGCAATAGTCGGACTTGATATAAACGATAGGCTATCCGCAGCACTTCTTAATGATATGTAACACACGAAGTCTTCATTCTTTACTGGCGGGTTATACGGTGCTGCCATAAATACCTCCTAAAAAATTCCAATTGATGACTGAGCCTCCCCAGCAACATCTACCATATCGATGAGTAACTGCAGAGCCACCCTTCTTTCCTTCGCTACTCCAGAATACCACGCTGCGAAAGCTCCAGAACCATCCGTCCTACTGATAGCATAGAAATCGTCTTCATGCATACCGAAAGCTCTCATGTACTTAGCTGCAAGTACTTGATAGAAATGCGAAGTAATATTATTAGTTGTTGTAGGTTTTAAGATTACTCCATATTCCCCAGGAGTGAGCACAACAGGAGTACTTAATAGTACTGATCCAGACCCGACACTAGTACTAAACTGATCTGGATCTAGCGAGTATGATGTCACTACGGAAGGCGTTCCTAGTGGAGTACTGTATATTACAATGTCGAAAGTAGACGAATTATTGGCTAATAGAGTATCTAAAATAAACCCCAGAACCCTTACCTTAGTCCTAAGTTTTATGTAATTACCTACTTCATCTGGAGTAGTTCCTGTGTTAATAGATAAATTACTTTGAGACATCGGAGGCAACCCTTCAGACAACCACCCGATGGTACCATCATCAAACACTATTGCTACTTGAGGCGTCCCGTTACCAATTGTTGACCATGTTCCAGATGTTACAGAGTTTACAGCAGGAATAGATTTAGTCTGGTCATTGTAGTCTCCCATCGAACTGCACCCAATAGATACTGTATCTGTGCCACCCCGAGACACCATATTGAATGCAATCGCGATAAAGTCTCCGTGAGCAAGTGTTTTTGAGCCTGACTCCATCACAGTCTCTTTCGTACCTGACGATCCAAGCGAATCCGTTCCACCTATCAGCGTAGCACTAACATCATACGTACCATCACCTCTCGAAGGTGTAGCACTTATCGTCATGTCAAGATCTTGAATACCTATGTCTAGCTGCGTACCTGCGTTGTTAAATATTGCGGTCGTAGCGGATCGCCATGCTATAAGACCACCTCCTGCTGCCGATATCGTTTTAGACCCTCCAGTTGGATTCTCAAGATATACTTGCCCTACAAAATGCACTTGTCTACCAGTAGAGGACATGCTGCTCGACGTTACCGCCTCCTGACTCGTAGCCATAAATCTGTATGGAAAATGGATCACACCACCTAGTTTCGTAAGTGCCATATCACCCTCTATTTAATAACGAACACATCATTCTCTTTATCTCCACAACAATCAAGATATACTCTAGTAATTCCTGAAGCATCTAGTGTGAACCCTACGAATGTAACTGCAGCCACAGCGCTCGAAGCAAATTCCGCCGATGCTACCGCTTCAGCAATAAATGCATTCGCTGCCGCTCCCGCAATATCTGCCATTGCTTCCGCACTGGAGATCCCAACAAAACTCGCTGTCGAAGCACCTGCAGAACTGCTAGTTCCCTCTGATTGATAATATCCCGAGAAATCTGCTGTGGCAGATCCACTGGCAGATGCTGTCGCGGTCTTTTCAGCTAGCCCTCCAAATGTCGCTGTTGATGTCCCAGCAGCATTTAAAACAGCCTGAACACTGCCCTCAGATCCAAATGAAGCTGTAGCTATACCTGAAGCACTAAAGACACCTTCAGCAGAAGACGCTCCTACAAAACTAGCTGTAGCCGTTCCTGCTATTATGTAAATTGAATCTGCAGATGACACAAAGCTAGCTATTGAAGTCCCTGCAGAACTTAAAACACCTGAAGATACTGCCAGACCCTCAAACGACGTCGTAGCTACACCAGCAACACTGTACGTCGCCTGAGCAGACGCTTCCGCTACAAAAGCATTGGTAGACACGCCAGAGCTGGACAGCACTGCTTGTACTGAGGAACTTCCTACAAATGCATTTGTAGACACACCAGCAGAATTCAGGACACCCGAAGAAGTCGAAGTTCCTACGAATGCGTTTGTTGAACTGCTTGCGATGCTTGTAGTACTTTCGACCTGGGCGAGTCCTGTAAAGGTAGCCGTCGCTACGCCATCCGAAGATAGTGCTCCTGTTGCTGCCGCTGCCTGAAAATTAGTTGTAGCAACACCAGAACTGCTAAACACACCTTCAGCATTGCCCTGACCTACAAATGCATTCGTCGATACGCCTGCAGAACTTAAGACACCTTCTGATGTTGCTAAGCCTGTGAAGCTGTTTGTAGAGACACCAGCAGAACTTAAGACACCTTCTGATGTTGCTAAGCCTGTGAAGCTGTTTGTAGAGACACCGGCAGAACTTAAGATACCTTCTGATGTTGCAGTACCTACAAATGCATTAGTCGATACGCCTGCAGAACTTAAGACACCTGAAGAGGTTGCCAGTCCTACAAAGTTATTGGTAGAGACACCAGCAGAACTTAAGACACCTTCAGTCGAAGCCAGTCCTGTAAAGGTAGCCGTAGTAATGCCAGAAGATGCTAACACTGCAGGTACTTCTGCAGATCCTACAAAGGTAGCTGTAGCTATTCCAGAAGAACTTAATGCTCCATCTGATGCTGGAGGTGGTGATGTAAAATTGGTTGTTGCGGAGGCGGTTATAGAGAATACACCGCTCTGATCTGTACCAAAGACATAGTTTCTAACTATGCCTACATTGTTTGTCTCCCCGTCTAAATAAGCATCTCCTCGGATAACCGAGTTCATCCCCAGACTGGCAGCATTCAGATCCTGCAGAGGACTTACGAGTAGCTTACCTCTACTTGTAAGAGCCATTGGTTATCCTTGTGTAAACGTTACAGATCCCACCATCTGCGCCGCCGTTGACTGTCCTACTAAAAAGAATGGAACTATACCATCATGAACTGGTAGCAGCCCAGAATCGACTATATCAGAATCTGCAGTGAAATTAGGCCGAATGATCATCGTATTTAAAACTCGAAACGCAACCAAATGCATGGTGCCACTTGTCCATGTTGCAGATAAAGTTAGACTTTGCACAGACCTGACTCCAGTATCCCCCGCCTGGAGTCCTATTGGTATAAAGCCCCCCGCAACAAGCGATGCTATCGTTGCTGGGATGTTCGTTCCAGTTCTACCTGCAGTACCTGCCTGATTCGTATAAGATACAGTAATTGTAGGCGTTCCTGCTCCGGTAGTCGTACTTATTTCTACCCCTAAATATACTCCTTCTCCATTTGTACTCCCGTTATCGTCTCTAGCAGGGAATGCGACAGAATTTACCGTCTGGGCTGCTGTGGAAGTTATAGTGAATCCGCTGTTATGCCACAACCGATCGCAAAGCATGACAAAACTTCCGGCACCGGCTGAGTTCCTAAATCTAAGATTTTGCAAATAAGTCTGATTCGATGATGGAGGTATCTCTAACTGCCCCGTTACTGGAGCTGTCAAAGCAGCACCAGCTAACCCAGGCGTAGGCGCGGAAGCTCCTGCTGGATACCCTGCCAAATACCAACTAGAACTTAACCTTCCTGCAGTTATCCCAGACGTCCCGAAAGCTGCGCTCTTACAGAAAAACTCAGGAGGCTGCGCCGTTCCTGAAAAAATCCCGTCCAATGTAGTTATTGCCACATCTATCTCCTAGAAAAGGCCAGAGACCCTGCCAGAATTGTTGATGTTGTCGCAGACGGTATAAATAACAGATAAGGAACCGTATTATCCCAACACCGCTTCAAGCCTCCTGTGAGCAAGTTAACCCCATCTGGAATGCCACCTGCTGGCAGATCTATTTGTTCGAGAATCCTAAATGCGACAAGATGATGTGTACCAGAAGTCATCGTAGCTGACTGCTGATATGTCTGGATTGACCTCACTCCAGTATCTCCAGCTTGTAAACCGAATATATAAGTCGTACCAATAACCCCAGATGCTGTAACAGCTACAATATTATTTGCAGTTCTACTAGCAGTACCTGACTGATTTGTATATCCAAGTGTCAGTGTAGGCGTTCCTGCGCCTGTCGCCGCACTTATTTCAAGTGCTACAAGTACGCCCTCTCCATTAGTACTCTCATTATCGTCCCTAGCAGGAAACGCGACAGAATTCACTGCTTGAGATGTTGTCAGCGTAACTGATAATCCACTGTTATGCCATAATCTATCGCAGAGTAATAACGTCCCTGCCTGGGCAGATGAAAGTCCGTGAAACTTTGCAAGATGTATTGTTTCTCCCCCAACAGACGCTGGGAATGTCATTTGCCCTGAATAGCTTGTAAGCGCAGCACCGGCAACTCCTGGAGTCGGAGCAACCGCAGGGCCAGGAATACCTGCAGCATAGAACGGAGTCCAAGCTCTACCAGCAACTAACGTACTTGACGCTGCCTTCTGAAAAAACTCTAAAGGTCTTATCCCTAAAACACCGTCATCAAAAGAAGCTATAGTCATATCACCTCAGCAATTTATTTTCAGTTAATGCATTACGACACTCTGTGTACAGATGCACTACATAGGCTGCGTCGTACATTGCTCCCCAAAGATCTTCCTCAATCTGCACAGGAAGTCGTACCGTTCCTGGTTCCTCAGATCTGGAAACTCCGTCGCTGGAAGCGTTATCCTTGGTGGCTCTTCTATCGTCACAGATCTTTGCTGAGACGCGCAACCAGCCAGGCTTGCCACGAACAGCAGTAAACTTAGTCTCAAGTAATGCATATTGTTTATTCTTTTCATTTAAAAGACTGGCCGAAGCTTCCTCTTTAAGTTTGTGAAAGCGCTTAAGGTCTTCCAACGCATCATTTTTGTCCTTAAGCGCCTTCTGGATGAAACTTCGTTCTTTAGCTAGCCAGTTCCGTTCTTCTACAGCGCCTCCTATCTTAAAGGCTGCGAATCCGTACCCAAGAATCAGTATTGCTGAAATACCGAAACTGACCAGACTGCCCATCATTAATCCTCAGTTACTGTAGACGCTGTTGTTACAACAGGCGCTATACCGTCACCGCAAACAATGTTAGGAGTTAATGTGCCTTTATAAAGCAACTTACCAGCTCCAGAAACATTTGTACCAATACCTACATGAGTCGCTGTACCAGATCCACCAGTCCCTGTAGGGAATGTAATATTGGCTACCGGACTAACACTATTGGCTGTAACCGTCCACCCACCTGACGTACGCGCCACTGCGACACGTGCGTATGATGTGTACGTAATCTCACTAGTTGTTTGATCCCCCGCTTCGCCAGGATCTGCTGTGTGTAAACTCACATACAAGTTAGTTAGAGGTGATGTTGCTGCATTATCCGCAATATTCGCAATTGCAGTTGCGTTAAACACTAACTTCAAAAAATCATTCTCAAACGTATTTCCTTTTGACATTTCTTGCTCCTATATTAAGTAATTGAAATACTACCATACGCTACCTGCACAATCCTTCCCGATGATAGCGTAACTTCAAGATCATAATAGCCGATATCCCAAGTGAGTGCTGCTGTTTGTAATGTAGCAGTAATCGACTTACTCGTATCATCTACAATAAGACCAGAAGAAGGTGAACTCGTTAAAGTCTCGTAAATAGTGCCAGTCTCAGGAGTGTCTCTTACATACAAGGATGCAACAGCTCCAACAAGACTTACCGGATTTTGATATATGAGGAAGCCTCCCGATGTGTATGCATCGTAATCCGCGGAGTTAACCTCATCAAACTGTACTTGATTGGCATTAACAACCGAGATTCTCTTCCAATCAGAAGCATTAGGTGGATAGTCCTGAATGTTCGCTTGAACCATACCTCGCGCTGACGCAACCGCAGCTCTCCAGCTATTGACCATACCATGAGCAACTGCAGTTACTACCATTGGAGCCGCCTGAGATATCGCTGTTATTGGTTTACTTACAAGCGTACCATCGCTCCAGAAGAACCGTTTCTGAAACGTCTCTCCCTTCTTTACACAGAAATCAATTTGTTCAGCGCAATTGCAGCTCATTATTAAGCCTCTCTTTCAAATTAGTCGTCGTACTTCCTTGCAGCATCTGCAACAATCTGGCCATATCTCTAGGTTCCGTAGCTACTCCAGTACCAGAAATAACCGCCGTATCCGTTTTCTTCAGTCTCTGTTTCAGTATTCTATCTGGATCGAATACTCCTCGATCTGGATTCTTCAACTGAAACTCTACCATATCCGCACCAATCTTCTGGATACTCTCAAAATCTCCCTTCTCTAATGCATCTGCCATCTTCCTACTAAGCTCTGTTTTCCTGGCATCAAGAATAGAATCGATTGCTGAAAACGATCTCATATTTCTTTGCAATTCTGTTTTGATAGCTGGAGTTATATTCAAAGCTTGTAAGAATACATCCCATCCGTCAGGTTTAATCGGTAAAGAAGAGCCTTTTGATGTCGTAAATCCATTTTCTATTAAATCTGCAGCTTTAACTGGCCCTTGCAGCGCTGCTGGTAACATCATCACCATTCCTTTATAGATGTCACCGTCGAGAAACTTAGCAGCACCCTGCAGTATATTAGCAGCAGCCCCAACAGACGGCCCTAACATTGCTAATGCACCAGATTCGAGTTTATCTGATAGATCCCTACGATCTGCCAGAAACTGCGAAAACGGCACTATATCAGCAAGAGAAAGTCTTGTACTAAACGTACCGCCCGTTACTCTATCTAGCGATCCATGAGCAATGATATTAGCGGCATCTGCCCCAAGCATATCTGACAAGAAATTGACTACATCAAGTCGGAAATCTCTAGGATCATCCTCATCCCCAGCTAACGATCCATAAGCACTTGCGAGCAACGTAACTCCAGGCAGACCTAATGCACCAGCAAGCATAATCGTCGTTGCCGTAAGTCCTGCCAACGCCCTTCTAGCATCTGCCTTTTCAACAGATGATTTAGAGAACGCCTGTGTGACAAGACTGCTTAGCAACTGGAGCATCTGCACATTAAACTGCATGAACCCTGTAAACAATGGAGTCAGCTCCCCGAAGATACCTCTCTTAGAGAATGCCAACGCCCTGTTCTCTGGATCGTAGTTAAATTGCGTATTTACAATGGAACTCATGCCATAAGCTATCGCTCTCTGCGTAGCGTCAGCATCACTCATACCTTGCTTCTTAAGCCTTCCAAACTCTAGGTTAAACGCAGTAAGGCCTATTGAAATCCTGTTAAGAGCCTCTGAGTAATGTGATGCAGCACCTGCAGTCTTTGCTACTGTATTCCAACCTTCCGCCTCGCCTCTTTCGATACGACCTAATCCATGAGCCTGCGTGAACTCTAAATTACCAGAATCCACGTACGCATGCATTGCTTTACGCTCTCCGTCTGACAGGTCAGCTCTATTTATAGAAATGTGTGCGTCAAGAATCCCTGTCCAGCTCTTAGCATCATTCCAGCCATCTTGAATAGAATCTTTAATAATGGCTGCAGCCTTCCGGCTGGATTTAAACATCTCGCTAGCTGTTTTAGTAAACCCATGCCTGCCCCCAATTACAGGCAAACCAACCTGCATAGGTTGCAATAAGTTAGTAAGAATGTATGGAACGTTACTCGCCAGAAACATTGAGTACCCTAATGATGAGAACTTATCTAGCATCGGTGTATCTAGTGGTTGCATTGCGTTATCCATGCGACGCTTCATGTGGTTAAACACATCATTAGCAAGTGCAATCCGTTTAACATCCTGAGTAGGATCTGATTTAAGCTTGTTCAACTCAAATCTCATATCCTGAATAGACTCCATTACCTCAGGTCTTACTGTATTGTGAGCTACCAGATACGCCGTAGCAGACGCCTTTTTAACAAAGCTTCTCCGCATATCTACATCATACCCAGGCACACCTTTACGTCTGGCCAAACGTTTACCTCCTGATACTTCCGGCATCATCTCGACAAATATGCGTCGGATTAATTCCTTCGATATCTGCTTCTGATCCTCTGCTATACGTGTATCTGCACTAATCCGAGTCAGCATGTTCTGCATAAAGGATGGTGAGTTACTATCCAAAGCGCTAAGATTTTCCTCTATCTTGCCCACTTCCAGCCCCTCAATAGCTCCATCATCCTGCAGCTTGCGAAGCAAGCCAACCTGAGTAGTCCACTGAGATTCCTGTTCAAACCGATTCATTATCGAACTCTTTACATCGTACTCGAATGCATTGAACTGATTCGCTTTGTCCATCGCATTTTGTACCGCAATAGGATCGTTTACAGAATACCTTACAAAGAAATCCCCATACCGACCTAGATGAAAGTATGGCCCTTGCAGTCTTGCCGCTCTGAACTCCTTCATAGAAATGAGTGCATTAGAAGCGTCAGATCCCTCATGCTGAGATAGCCAATTCTCAGTTACTTGAATCTGATCCTCGAAATTTTTTCTGACAGATGCATCTTCACTCAACGCCATTAGCGGGTCAATTTTAGACCACAATTCTCTAGGAGCTTCGAATGTAAATGCCAGTGTTTTCAATAGAGAGCCGTACGACATATCGAAATCCCGTCGCGTATGCGCGAGAAGCTTATCATATACCTCACTAATCCCTGGTTTGTTGTACAAGGCTACCAAGTTATTGTAAGCAGCACGATCGGATGGCTTTAGCCACGTTTGATCTTCAAAAGCTCTGTCAGGATAAATGCCTAGACGAGTAGATTCCCCCATCAATTGATAGAGTGCCTTTTGAGTTTGTGGGTTATCTGCGAGCGTATCTATCTTCTTAACGTTCAAGGAAACGTCCTTATTCATCTTAGATACAATAGCACTCGTTCTCCCCAATGCCGCCTGCCAACCATTTAAAACTTTCTTAAACCCGCCACCAAGCATCTTCCCGTAAAATTCTGTTATGTGACTTCCTGTTGAGAAGTACATATTACCTCGATGCAACCATCCAGTAATCGAAGGTATCCGAGCATCTACAAATTCTTTCGCATCTCTTAAAAGACCTTCCGTCCTATCCATCGCTTGCGCTGGGCCGTCAGAAAACTGCAGACTCGTACGAATATCAGAAGCTTTGCCTGGAACATCCCCTCCAACAACCTCTACATCAGCTTCAAGTCCAATAGACTGAGCACCGGAAACAAGTTCCTCCACCTGCCGATCCGACATTTCCATCGTCACAGATTTCCCTAACTTGCCTTTAATCCAGTTATTTATAAACGCTACAATTTTCTCCCATAACTTCAGATTCCGCGCTCTTCCTTCCCTCGCCATATCTGCCAGTATCTCTTCAGTAGCCTCAGCCTTAGAAATCTTTTGTGACTTCATTCGAGCATCGACAGCTTCTTTTACCTTCGCGTTAGCATCGTAAACTTTCTCCATTGCCAGAGAAAGCTTCGCCCCGAAAACAGTGCGCAAACCTCTATGCACTGCCTCATGCAGAAGTACAAACGCCGCCTCTTGGGGACTACTTATATTCTTAGATATCACATAAATTGCATCGTCTTTCCGCGTCTTTCCTGGGATATATAAGCCTCTCGCAGTATCCTCAAGCCCCTTACTTTTTAAGTATTCCTTAGCCGACTTAGGTAGCGCTTTTATATCTGACACCACTCGGACATTAACTGCATTCCCTGGCAAGAGATTTGATAACACCTCTCTAACCCCATCAGCAGTCATTTTCCTGTTAGGCACTCTCAGATCTTTATTAGTGACAGCTCTAACATCTGGAACATCCCTAAGCTCTGTAGCCTTAGCCTGTCTTGTAGTCCCTGTGAAATATGCATCTACTGCGGAATCTACTAGAACATCAAAGAGATCATCAGCCGCAGACATTTCTCTAAGAGATGCTGATATATCTTTAAGCTCCTCTCTTGCTGCTTCTGCTTCAGATACAACGCTCTTCTGCTCTTTCTTACGCTTAACCGAGTCTTGAGATGCCTCTATGTTTCTAAGTGTTTGCTCCTCCTGAGATATCGTAGGTATTCTGGTAGCGACATCTTTAGCAGGTACATTCTTCCTGATCTCTGCCAAAACTTTTTCATTAGTCCATTTCTTAGCTATCCCAATCCGAACATACCTTTCAGCAACGTCAGGAAACCTCTCCACATAATCAGAAAACTCCGCTACTTGATCTTGTGATAGCTCCTCTCCAGTAGCAGGCAGATCCTCTGCTTCCCTTACAGCATCTTCGATAGATGCCGCTTCCACGATCCGTTCCTCAACCGTAAGTGGTCTGTCTAATTTGCTCGTGCGCTCAAGAACCTCCAATTCTTCGGGTGCATTGAGCACTTGTTTTTCTGCAGGTTTCTCTTGTTTAAACTCCAATAATTTTGGCTTGCTGACCGATGTCGTCAGAGGTAATTTATCTTCTGCAGGAGCCTCCACCTGAGCAGCCTGCACAGGCGCTATTTGTTGAGGTATACCTTCAGGAATCCGCACATTGCTTGCCGCTACCGTACTAAAATCAGGCAACGTGAAGCTAGACGATTCCTCCGGTAACGGAGATCTTCTAGCCTTAATAACCTCAAAAGGAACTACCTTAGACGGGTCTCCCAACTGAAGCGCTGGGCCATCTGTAAGATCTTCTATGCTCTCCGTTGGCGCAGCAACTTGCTCTTCTACCACTTCTCTAGGAGCTGCTACATTCTCCGACAACCGCCTACGTAACTCGGTAAATGTATCCTCAATCGCGATAGATTTAGTATTCTTGTGCATCTCTTGCATCACTTCAAGAATAGATAGCTTTTCCTCTGCAGTCTCTACCCCAGATAGTGCATTCAATAACTGTTTGCGAAGTTTCTTAGGCACTGCTACGCCTATCGTATCTCCTACGCTATCTAGTTCCTTAGACATGTTAAATCTGTCTACCTCAGGACTTTTAACTCCATTAGCAGCATCTCTCGATACCTGAAGTTGTCCTCTCAATTGTTCAGAACTTACGCCTTTGAATTGGATGCCTGCTTGTTTAGCTTCCTCAACAAGGTCGCTTCTGGCCATTTCTGATAGGACAGTGCTTTTCTGCTTAACTCCTTCAACTGGCTGAATTCCTTCAAGTGTGTTCGCGTCTGCTTGAGCCTTGGCAGCTTGAGCAATATCCTCAACAGCAGAATCCTTAACTTCTGCAGCTTGAGCTTTTTGTTCCTCCGTAACTACAGGTCGTACCGAACCAGAATCGCCTGATGGTTTTGTTGGCTGCAACGATTGCGCTTCTGCTACTTTCTTGTCCGCAGCCTGAACTCTATCCGCCGTCATCTTATTAAGTCTGCCCTGAACAGCCCCAATTGATGCTCCCAATGATGATCCTAACAATGCTCCTTCAGCCGCTGCCAATGCTGCATTTTTCATCAAGCTATCGATCTTAGCTGCAGATGGATCCGTAAAATTAGCTGTCGTCAGATCCCCAGCAATCGATTCAGAGAATGATTGTGCTGCTTCCTGTACTGCCTCTCGTCTAGCACCTTGAGACGCCCCTTTTAGAACACCCATAGCTGTCTCAGCGCCAGCTCCAAACACACCACCTGCACCACCCTTAGTTAATCGTGACGCAACAACAGACCCTGCTATTGTCGCAGCAGCACTCGATAATGCTCCCGTCGGTAAAGCCTCTGCCTTAGTAGCAGCCCTAGCTATAGCATCTCTAAGATTCTCTGGTTTATCTGCATGTTGTGCATACGCTCTCTGATAAGCCTTTGAGGTTTGCAGAAGTGCATTACTCGGAGCCGCGTCAATCTCCGATGCTTGTCTGCTAGCACCTGATGGAGCAGTTACTAACGCCTCCCCCGTAGCAAACGCTACCCCTCGCGACAACTGAGGTACAGCACCTCTAATACCAGCACCAGCAACACCTCCAGCAAGTGTAGTCGGCAGAAACTGCGCCGATTTTCCCAGCACGAATTTGCCAACACCGACATTGCCTTTAAATACATCCTCAATACCAGCATTGAATACTTTCTTTCCCTCTCTCGATAGAGTAGGAACAATTTCTTCCTGGATTACTTTCTCTTGCCCCTGTCTAAACACTTGACCAGTTTGTTGTAGCTTCGGTCTCCCCGTTACAGCTCCGATTGCTTCTGGAATAGTCCCCAAGCTACCTACAAATTGCCTAGCCCCTATATTCGCAAACTTAGGCAGATCCCCCAAGAAACTAGAGTTCTGCCTAGCTTTTAAGGACTCCAAGTACTCCTTATTGCCAATAGTTGCCATACTTTAATTCCCTAGTAAAGACTCCAAAGTTTTAAGCTCATTAGCTCTTTTAAGCGCTATTGTTCGGTCATCCTCAGAAATCTCAGGATCTGAAAGAACCTCCGCAAGTCTACGCTTTTCAACTTCAAAAGCACTCGCAGGCTTCTTCTTTCCTGAGAATGCATTCTTTAACTGTCCTAATGTTTCAGCCTGCTGTATAGCTGCTGCAGCTTCTTCCGGTGTTCCGGTCAGAGCTTGCTGCGCTAGCATACCTTGTAGCTGATTAAACGAAAGAGGTCTGTTAGCAGCCGTAAGTCTCCCCGCAAGCTTCATCCCTTCAACATCGCGAAGCGCTTCTGTCTTTAATTCTGTGGCCGCTACTCCAGGCTGTCCGAAAGCTCTCCCTTCTCGTTCTCTCCCAATCTCAACTCCAGGCTCTAAAGAAACCTCTACTCCATCCCCAAGAAACGCTGATCTCTGCAGCCCCCTAATTACTTCTACAGCACCTGGTCTGCTAAGCAGTGCTTGGTTCTCTGCCAGCCTTCTATTAGCGATCCCAAGAAGAGATGTACCTCTTCCTGCAGACCCTGCAGAAACCCCACCACCTACTTTAGTAGGAGTAAGTTGCTGCACGAATTGCTGAGCTACAGGAACTTCTGGAGCTGCCACTTGTTCCGTCGGTGTCTCTACAACAGGGAGCTGATTTGGTTGTTCTTCCAAAGCCTTCTGCGCAATTGCTTGACCTCCGAAAGATCCTAATGCTGCTCCTCCTACTGTTGCAACAAGCTTCGCTAAAGGCGGTAAGGGCGCACTTCTTACAATATTTCCTAACGCGATTCCTGTCTTCGCAAGTGTAGCTCCTGCAATCCCTCCGCCAATACTCCCTGCAGCCTCTACCCCAGCATCAATCTTTTGTTGTTTAGTAGCCTTCGAATCCACTAGCGTAGGAATCAAACCAGCCGCAGGTGCTAATATTGCAGCGGGGGTAGCTAATCCCTTAGCTATTTGACCTATTCGCTTAAGCTTCCCTATCGCATTCGATTTAGACTGTTCTGCAATCGTTTCAAACGCCGGTCTGTTTATAAAGCTTTGCGCTTCCTTAGACGTAATACCAGGATTATTTCTAGGCCCAACAAAATCCTTTCCAGCAATAGCTGCCGATTTACTCGCGTCAGGCAACTGAATCGGGCGCTCATTGATAATATTTCTAGGAACACGTCTCTGTGCCGCGTCACTTGCAGTTTTTATTTGCCCAGACGCTTGCTGTTTCTTTAATAAATCCTCAAGTAGTAAAGCCATCTTATTACCTCGAATTGTAATTGTAGTTAACGTTTAGATTATCACTTGCAATCGTTTGTGTAATCGTAGACGTTGAATCGCTAGAACTTGTAGAAATACTATTCTGAGTGCCGAACTGGTCACTAGAAGAAAGACTAGCACTAATATTCCTAGCAGATAACGCAGCTGCAGCAAGCTGACCCGCCAACTGCCCTGCTGCTCTAAGCGATTGCTGCGCTGTTTCATGAGCCGCTATGGCCATCCTGATATTCTGATCAATTGCCTTCAATGACAACTCAGCCTGAGCTACGGATGCATCTGTTACTGACTTCAGTACTTCTGTCTGTGCCTTAGCTAGTTCACTCTTAGCCCCCTCAGTCGCTGCGAATGCATCTACCCTAGTTTTGTACACATCAGCTAACGCATTGATCCTAGAACTCTCTGCCTGAATAGCCGCAAGATACCCTGATGTCTTTTGTTTGTATACCTCAAGCGGGAATTCTTGCTTTTGCTTGAAATCCAGCTCGCTAGCACCAAGCGTAGCTTTAACCAAAGAATCAAAAGCTTCTGCCCTACTCTTAAATGCTTGTGTCTTGGCCGTATACATATCAATCTTGGTAGCCTCTGCACGCACTCTCGTAGCATATCCCTCAAATTCAGCAGATTTTGCTTTCACTAGAGATTCATACCCAGCAATCTGAGATCGGAACATTTCTACCTTAACACCATCAGCTTCTATAACAGCCTTGGCAGCATCTACCTGCGCCCTATAAATATCTGCTACAGTTTTAATTGCGTCGAGCTGAGCTACGTATGTTCGCACTTGACTCTCGTTAAGTTGCGCCACAAGTTTCTGGCCCTCGATCTCACTCTTGTATATTTCCAATCTCGCCAGTTCTGCCTGAAGCTGTGTTTTGAATATCTCCGCCTTCGCCTGAAATGCCTGCACATCAGCCTGGAACAACGAAACCTTCGCGTTAAACAGCTCTATATATGATTGGAATGTAAATTTAGCTGCGTCCAGCGATCTAGCTTGCGCCAAATTAAATGAGTCGATTAGCTTACCTTCAAGCTGTATCGCCGCCGTAAGTGTAAATCTAAAATTCTCAACCTGCATCTCAGCCTGCTTAATCATTATGTCTCGCGACAGGCTCGACTCTTTCTGTAGCTGTTCCTGAAGAGCCTCTTGCACGATCCTCACTAGAGTACCAGAGGGCAATTGGAAGCCTCTTGCAGCAAAACTACTCATAGCAGCCTCTATCGACCCTTGAGTCAATCTAGCTTCTCTATCTCTAGCCCGATTCCATATCGCCTCCTCAGCTTCTGGAGACAATGCTTGTACCTCTCCGCTTATCACATCTAACAATTTTGCTCTTGATTGATCTAGCAAAGTAGACGAATACGTCACATCATTCCAAGCAAACTCGACCGACGGTGCCAGAGGTAACTCTCCGACCGTTTCAGAGAAGAATGGAATATCTATTGAAGGTGGAACGGGCAAGTTCAGCCCTGCCAGTGTAGGTACAGGCGGAAGTGTATAACCTGGAGAGTCTGGAAGTATTAAATTACTTAAAGATGGCTCCGCAGGCAAGCTAGCATTCAATGCTGCTGGGGCTGCAATATTCGATATGATTGGAGCCACCTCATTAAACTCTGGCACTTGCGGCAACGAAATACTGCTAACACTCCCAAGAGAAGGAACCTCTGGAGCTGCTGGAAATGACGCTAACAAATCTGTAGGTTCTTGTGGCGCATCCCCCAAAACAGGCAGATTCGCCTCTGGTATCGGAATTATAGGCGCTGTTACAACCGGAATCTGAACACTGAAACTACCTAACTGTTCAAGCACCTTTAATGCTCTATCTTGAGCCTCCTCCGCAAATGCACCAGCATCATCTAACGCTTCCGCTACAAGAGCACTCTTATTATCTCCTGCAGCAATAAAATCCGTGTAAAGCGTAGTACCTGCTCCAAACGTACCTGTACCCATTTAAGACTCCTATTTATCTTCCCACCGCCCAAAATTTCTCTAATAAATCATAATACCCTGAAGTCTCTGGGCCTCCAAATGTTGGAAACGCTCCTGCCTCAAGAAACGGAAATGCTCCTGATTCGGTCTCCCCATCCTGCCCTATATTTAAAGGTTCGGGAGAGAATGGATTATCAACACTTACACTTACTCTCGTAGACCTGTAATAAAATGGTGGCCCCTCAGTAACTGTACTAGTCGTCGTTACAAAACTCAGAAAGAAATAATCCGTAAGTTTGTTATCATATTCAGGATCGAAATCATCAGACAGATCGATGATCCCATACACACACGAGATACCTTTACTCCCGATCTTTATACCGGCCCCAATCGCACTCCCAGGAAGATTTGCTACTGTTGCAGATATCGTTCTATTAGAATTTACAGATATGAATGTAACCCTTGTACCACTAGCAACTCCTGGTATATCTACCAATAGATCCCCCTCATTCGCAGACCCCAGATTCAAAAACACTTGAGAACCCAACGACTCTCCACACTTCTCAGGATGCACTGCTGCGCACTCTGCTGTACATAATCGGGCCGAGCTTACCGCAACATTCTGTCCTGCAGTACTCAAAGGTAATTTAGCCCATTGTCTCTTAACCGTAGTCCCTACAGCATCTGTACATCTATCATTAAGCGGCGGAAACCCCTCAAATGGCCCTGTAAACTTATAAAATCTTCTAGGATCGCTGTAATCTGTCGTAGCACGCTCTTCGAAACATCCATCAACCAAGAATGGCTTACCATCATTATTCTCTGGCTCTACAATATTTATATAGCTGAAATTTTTCTTTTTTACAGGCTCATGATCTAAATACGCAGAGAATCCTCCCTTCCACCAGTTCCCCCCATGTGGATTCGCACCGAAAGCATATGGGCTATTAGTATTTCCAAAAGGAGCTAATTCATTATTCCAATACCAATCTTCCTTTCCACCACCAGTATCAGATACCCAGAAAAACCCTCTCGGCATGATAAGTCTCGTAGAAGCGGAAAATTCTGCTATAGTGAATTTCTTGCTAACATATAAATGTCCAAGAGCCATCACCAGTTCAAACTCTGCAGGTGTTGTCACTAAACAATCACCTCCCACAATGCATGCTTTTACATCATAATTACCTTGTGGTGGTCTTGATGTGTGCGTTATTAGTACATCCCAGAAGATATCTCCCTCCTGCACACCTTCTTTCACCACCCACGTATCTGACTTAAATATCCCTATAGGAAACTGTTTCTCATCTTCGTAATGAGGTCTGCTAACAAACCCTCCTGTAGCAAACTGTTCCGAGTCCTCTACATTAATCCCAAGCAAGGTATTTCTGTTTGATACAATCAGTCGCTCATCACTGCCATCCTTTTTTCTCTCAGGCACCCACAGGCATAAATGAGGTACTACATGTCTCCTGGCGTAATGCGCGTCAGACTCTACAGTTGAATACCCACTTCTGGGCTTTACAGGCATCCCTCCAGATATGTACCTAATCCCAACAAAGAAATCACTTCCAATGGTCGGATTAAACTCAACCTCTTCCTCCTTCTCTTCCTTCTCTATAACCCTTGAAGGCGCTGCAATTACGGCTGTGTCTACACCATCGTTTGTAGATACTGATATTCTCGTGCCATCCGGTAGATCGATGCTCTCATGGAAGAATCCACCAGGATCTCCAGCAGCTATCCTATCGTACACACCGTACTTTAATTTAACAGATGCCAGAAATTTTCTAGCATCGTACATATGCTTTTTAGCTTCTTCTCGATTATTTAAAAACGTGAAGTTGACTGGCCCTGTCTCTATTGAACTATCAATTACTAAAGACTTAGAAGTCATCGAATCCTCCGTGGAAGCGGCTCTACTTCCATCGCGAGCTGATCTACCCTAAACCTCCCTTCCAATCCCCACTGCCAATTTCTCGAGTAAACACCTCTACCAGTAAGATATCGAAGTACTTTTACTCTCTCATTTTCTTGCGTTACCTGATACTTTCTTTCTTCCCCATCTTCAGTCGTTAATGACAAGACAAGCCCGCTATCCATTGTGCCATGAATGTAAAATTGGGATATTCTCTTGTATTCCGTTGAGTCTAGGTCAGAAATACCACTCTTAACTCTCGAAACTATCTTCGTACTATTGTCAGTATCACCAGCAATAGCGAAAATTCCTTCCTCAGACGCCACTAAATGCATTCCGTTAAATTCGCATACACTGTTGTACCCGAAGTTAGTGTATTCGCTCGCCGCGTTTATTCTTGTATTAAGCGTAATCGTTTTAAATACTGGGGCTAATACTTCAGTCTCGCCGAAACCATCTACCTGTAGCGGGTAGATTTCTACATACGCCGAGCCTATTACCTTGGCAGCTCCAGCACTCTCAATCTCTAAAAGAGGTAGCTCTATCGAGCCGGTTCCTACTCTACCTACCAGTCCGTTACCTGATACGATCAATCTTCTCAGACCGACAGAGCCAACTCCTTCAGATTCTCTTAAGCCCTGTCCAGATACAAAGACAGATCCAAGATTGATCGTACCTCTCCCAAGAATCTCTGTCTTTCCAGACCCTTCAACTCCGAAAGGTTGGATCTCGATCTCTAACGTTCCGACATGCCCTACAGACCCTTGAGCCGTGATATCTAAAGGAGATAACTCACTCAAATTCTCATGAGAATTAGCCCAAACATCTAAACCACCGATAGATACAGAACCTTTACCAACTCTGCCTGTTACCCCAAACCCTACAGGTTGAATCGTAGTAATGGGAGCGATGCCTCCAACAGCAGACTCCCCTATCTCTCCCGCAATACCCTGACCTAATACAACAAGAGCGCCCAGCGTAGCAGCAACACCTTGACCTCCACCAGTTACCTGAAGATCAAGAATCGTTACAGCTCCAACACCTACCGATGACGAAACCCCTTCACCTGACACCTGCAAAGCATAGAAGAACCCGTCAGTATCAGTAGCACCTACAAGTTCTGTAAGCCCCCCTCCAAGCGCTGTTATGCTGGAGAATATCTCGAAAGAAGCGTCACCTGCCATAATTAGCTAGCTGGAACTGTAATATCAAAAGAAGTGATTGTTTGTGTGCCCGAAACAGTGAACGACGTGCTACTAAAATTGAGTTGCTGTCCGCTTGTACTCACTGCACCATCCAGACGGATCTGTGTACCTGCAGAATCCAAAGCTTCTGTATCCGCTATCGGGCCAACAAATCTAAACCATCCAGCCGTACCAGTTGCTGACGCAACTCCAGACCATGTTTGACTTGCCAGTTTGGAAAGAATGCCACTAGCCGATTGCTGAAATTTAAGCCCATTAGCAGAACTTACACCACCAGACATATTGACATCTGTTTTAGTAATTGTTGTAGTCGTAGATGCAACTACAAGACCATTTGCCTCAGCCCCTGTGCCTCGACGTGCCGTAATTGTTATCACTGCACCTGAAGACGATGCTATGTAATCAGGGTTGCTCTGAGTCGCGTTAATCGCCGTGACAACATCTGCCGCTGTCTGAGTCAAGGACGTATTAAAATTAACTGCTGCATCTAACAAAGCAATGCCGTCAACAGTTAATGAATTGACTGATCCTGACCCACCGCCAGTTAACGTAACTGTACCTGTAGCAGCTACTTCATTTGTATGTGCCCCAGATGCATCTGTAAATATGCACAACAACGTACCTGTTGGAGCCGCATCTGCTGTAGTTGGCTGAGACCCTGAATACACATAAATCTTGCCACCATGCAAAGCGTCTTTCACACTACCTGATTCTGCTAGAAAGTTTCTAAGCCCTGTACTAATTCTTGCTGTCATAATCGCTCCTTAATTGATTTGCTGCACTACCAAATACTGATGCTTAACATTAGTATCTATGAAAGCAGCCGCAGCCTGACTACCTCCAGAAAACCTATATCTGTCATGTGTAAAGTTAAATAAGTCCCCATCAGGGAGTCCTGCCATTATGCTATCCTCTGTAGTGAATAAGACAACATTCAACCCAGATAACTCTTTCTTTCCTGTAACCTTCATTCCATCTGCGTATACTGCAGATCCTTTAACTACCGGAGACTCCCTAACTAAAGTAGATGTAAAATCTTTAAGATCTTTACCTCCGAGAAAAGTTATCCCCTTCTGCGTACCTACAAAAATACCATTTTCCACAGCCCGTAACATCGTTATCTGAGTCCCGTCCACAGATATAAAATCTAACATGTCTACAAGCTCGTACCCAAATGGCAGTGTTGCAATTATGTTCGCCCCTACAGCCATGTAGATCCGCCCGTTGAAATACGTTATATCACTACATGCCGGAGGTCTCTCAAGATACTTCGTTCTCAATGCATTGCTCTTTAAAAGACTCGATCTCAGCTCGATATAGCCTACGCCAGACGCTACGCTACCTATCCTAAATAACTGTTCTCCATTAGCATCAGAAGCATACAGGATCACTCTCCCCACATCTGAAGGAATTGCATCTATATCCCAGGTTACTCGAAACCCTCCACCTACTTCTGCAGTCATCAAGACAGGCATAGCCACACCACTCTCCTGCCCATCCTCCCGCTCATAAGAGATTGCTATCAAATATCTCCCCGCAAACAATTCTCCAGGGACTCTAGTTATGGACTGTATCTGCGGTATGGCTAACCCCCAACTCCGATTGACGCCATTCTCAATCACGCCTGTAGCCGCAACACCATCAGACCAGTAAATAACGTTATTTAATGACAAGTAGCACAGACTATCACTCTGTACCGTCGCTAAACTAGTGAGTGTGAAATCAGTAGAAAGATTCTTTAAAACCTTATCTTGGACAACCAATGCCGTAGTACCGTCAGACCAAAGAGAATGAAATTCCCCAGATACTTTAAGCTCTACACCATCTCTACTTACAAGGCAGCCACTATCATCAAAATCGACATTCTCTGCTACCGTAAAATCTGCAGGAGGTATCTCCCGTTGAAATCCTGGATTATCAAATTTAAACCCGTCATTAAGTCTCTCTGGGTAGACAGTGTTTCTAATCCCTGCAAACTCATTGATCGAGAATTCCATTCTTATCTCCAGGAAAGCCCAGCGCCACCATACCCAATCCGCATAGGCACATGCATCTGTCTATGCAGTTTCTTTTTAGCATCTGCTACTGCAGCCTCGAAATTTAATCGGTGCTTCTCTGCAGGTATTGGAGCACCTTTATCTGCATCGAGACCTTCCAAAGCCCTGAAAGCCGCCCAAGAAAGTACATCTAACTGATAGTCGAGAGGAAACTCACAAGCACTAGACTCCATCTTATCAATTCCATAAGACCTCATAGGCAACCTGCAAACCCTCAAATACACCTTATTTCCATCTTCAGTTGCTGAGGGTGTAGGGTAAACCTTAAGATTCACGGATGCTCCAAAATTCTTCCCTACAGAACCTTCATCAGTAGAAAACGCCATTGGTGCTCCAGTATCTTGAGTCTGATTTGATACAGTGTACAAATCAAATGTATCTTCTCCTGTACTCCGATTGTAAAGCTCGAAATGGCCAGTACGAGTAAGGTCAGTAATGCATGTGTCATACCTTGCGCTAACCACTTCAAATACCGCGCAGTTAAGCTCATACACAGACACGCCCGTCTTAAGTATTACCTGCGTGAGCAGTGGCGATACACTATCTTGCAGAATATGCGTTTCTCTTGCGAATTTATACTCCGCCTCTCGGATGTACCGGAGCAGTTGATCGTCAGAGTACAAAAAGTCCTTCTTATACCCAGCAATAATATTGCTAGTATCTCTCAGCAACCTATACCTTAACTCATCTAACTGCTCTTTCAGGTTCATATTAAACCGCCTGTCCTAGCACTCTGTAAGGAAACCGTAATTTATCTTTATACCCAATTACTGTGTTAGACCCATCAGTAATCGGAATAGATTTAATGGCATCGTTAAGCACATTCAATAGCTTAGCTGGTACTGACGCTTCCTTGCCAGGCTGCAGAATATAACTTACCCCGTTATGCCCAATAAACTGACCTGTCGGAGGTATCTCATCGTTCTCTTCCAGTATGATTCGAACACGTTTTTCTGTGCTCTTAACATTTGCAGTCTTTTTACGCTGGATAGGCTCGTCAATAATCTTATTTGTCTCGACTAAATCTGCCACATCTTGATCTTCCCATTCATCACCTACTTGCTCAGTCATCCTTTTCCTCCATAGAAAATTCCTCGAAAGCTTTATCAAACTCAGTACTCACCTCTTTCTCCGGTTTATACAGTTCGATCGCCTTTTCTACAAACTCAACCATATTCGATACTTCAGAATTCTTAAAGACGTATCGTTTGTACGGATCTTTGTATGTAACCGCATCTCTACTCTTCGCCGGTTTGTTATTCTCAGCTTCTTGTTTCTGATCAAAAACCTCGACAACAAAACCGCCTTTCTCAGATTCTATACTTACGATACGTCTCATTTAATTACCCCTCAGCTTGCCAAACAAATGTTTTGCTCGCCGCCATTGTAGTCGCGGTCAAACTAAATGTATTTCCACTAACGGTAATACCATTCGTCGTTTCCAGAGTACGAGTACCGGCAGCAATGGTATGAATAGAATTACCAGAAGTCATCCCAGTAAACCATTCATCCCCAATACGATCAGTCACGTTTTGAAAATTAATATGCGTAGGAGCAAATCCTAACGTAATAGTAAGCGCTGCAGCAGCGCCACCATCAGACACGATTACACCCTGAGCACGTTTCAGAACACCATCAGCGTTCGTCTGTGTATTTGTAGTAAATGCCATTTCAATCTCCTAATTTAAGGCTATTAAATTAAACTATTAAGCTGTAGCAGCACATTCCAAACGACACAACCAAGCATCGTTAAGGATTACTGTAGCATTGTATGTTTTCCAGCCAACAGTTCCACGTTGCGCCAAAGGATCTCCAGGAGCAGGTCTTGGGTTAACAACCATAGGTTGGAGAGAATTCTTACCTTTCAAGCTAACAATACCAAATGCATCTCTCGCCAAGTAAATTACTGGGTACACGTCTGCATTCGTTCCGCTCGTGGATCTCATCAAACCTTTGGCACCGCCAGCATCTGCCCACGGCTCATAGATTGTTGAGGTCAAATAACGTACTTGATCCACGTTACCAATCTCACTTTCGTAAGGAGTGACTGTGCCATACTGTTTTGGATTGATATAACCAGCCAAACTACGAATATCAGTTTCCAAATCTGGATGGCACAACGCAAAGTAAGATGCCTCCATTGGTTGAGTATTGTAGTTAGGGGTAGACATGACTTGATTAGCGATCTTACGAGCATTTTGACGAGCAAACGCGGTAGTAACTTGACGTTGTTTTGCCAATGTAATCGCTGTATTAACTGCAGCACGGTTAGCACCGTTGTTGTACACAACGTTTGTACCTGCTTTAACTACGTTAAAACGTACTGTTTCGATTGTAATAGCAGCCGACTCACCTAATACTTCAGTAGCTTGCGCTAACACTGGATCTTCATGAGTATCTTCAACCACATCAGTAATGGTTACATAATCACCATACTGATCCAATGTAGAGGTATAGTCTTGATTGACTAGTTTTTTACCACTCGGCGTAACACCTTCAATTAAAGGTGTAGTTGCTAGTGGAATGTAATAGTTGCTTGCAGGATTGCCATCACCAGCAGCACCTGTAGAACCTGATAAAAAGTAACGTCTCCACTTAGCTACCTTAGTAGCCTTTGTAGGCATTACGAATGCTTGTCCAAATTTCTCAAGCAATAAGAAAGGCATTCCTCGTTTTAACAGCTCTGTCACGGCCCAAGCCGCTGTACGAGGACTAATATCTCCATAAACTGTTGCTACCATATTAATCTCCTAGTTAATGATAATTTGTTTATCAACCCTAATCGTACAGCCAGCTTGTATTGGCGTCGTACTAGAAATGCATATTACTTCTACCGCATATTACGATTCTACACATAAAAGTACTTTTAAAACAATCGATTTGAGGCAATTATCTACTTCACTTTTGCAAATTCATCAAACGCGCTATCGAAGTCGTTAGGGTCGGCAGATCCTGCCTTATTGCTTTGTTTTGTCTGTACGAGCTTGAGTGCATTGGCTGCTCGCTTAACATCTGGGTCTGCCTTCTTCTCGACCTTACGAACATCTGGCTTTGCTGCAGTTTGTGCAGGTGCTGTTTTCCCATAGTTTGTAGTCTCCTTGAAGTGCCGGATAAGCTCTGCCACCTGCTCTACACTACCTTTCTCTATGACTTCGTTGTACGTCGCCTGCAAAAATGCTGGTTGAGTTTTGACCCAATCAACCGCTTTATCCCTAACATCGTCATAATCTTCAATCTCAGACTTCAGATCTCTATATTGATCTCTCGGACTGCGATCCTGCACATATCGGATCAGTGGTGAAATTGCTTCAAATACTTGATTGAAGATATATTCCGTAAGCTCTTTATATTCGCCTCTACGAATAAGCGCTTCCCCTTTCATTACTTCTCCCCACTCATCCTT